ACCAAAATGAAGGAGACAAAGTGGAAAACACTACCGAACAAGCCGCTCCTGCCGTTGAACCGGTAGCAGCTCCAGAAGTCACCGCACCTGTTCAGGCATCACGCCCGGCTTACTACACAGCACCACGCTCACCAATTGTGGACAAGGTTTCATATCTTGAGCACTACCTACGCGCGAGCGTTTTGCATGATGAAGATTCACGCCAATATGTAAAGGCAGCTGATAACACAACATCAACCGCACCCGGCATGATTCCAACACCACAAAGCACACAGGTTATCAATGCACTTGCAAATGCAGATCGCGGCACAATTGATGGTATTAGCCGTGAAACTTTAGTGGCAGAAGGTATGACCTTTGAATTGCCAAAAGTCACCGCTGTGCCAACTGTGTTGCCAATCAATGAAAACGATGCAATTACAGAATCATCACTTTCAGCAACATTTCTTTCTATTTCTGTTCAGCCTTTCAAAGGCCGCGCTATCTCAACAGTAGAGCTCATCGACCGAAGCCGACCAGAGTACCTAACAGCTTTGCTCCAGAATCTTGAATTTGCGTATGCAAAAGAGACTGATGAGTATGCACTTGCAGCAATGCAAGCGGCAGTCACTACAACAACAGCACAGGCAGCAAATACAGCAACCGGATTCCTTGGATACACATCTCAGGCAGCCGCAGCTGTTTATGGCTCATCACTTGGTTTTGCTCGATCATTGATCGTCTCACCAACACAATGGGGCAACATCATGGGTTACAACGACAATGGAGCACCGCTATACAATGCGGCGCAACCTAGCAATGCGGCAGGAAATGTGAGAGGCGATTCATTGCGCGGTGTAGTTTCACCGGGTCTGAACCTTTATGTTTCACGCTCATTTGGTAACGCTGGCACAACAACAGCGAGCGGCGATTCTTCAATGGTCGTTGTCAATCCAGATTCTTACACATGGTATGAATCTCCACGCTTTACACTACGCAGCAACATCAACAGCGATGGAACAATTGACATCCTGTACTACGGCTATGGCGCACTAGCTGCCAAGGTGCCAAATGGTGCACAGTTCAATAACATCGCTTAAATAAACAATCAATCATCGGTGATGGTCGCTCCCGAACATCGCTGATACGAAAGGAACCGAGATGCCAGCAATCGTTACAGCCTCACAGCTGAGAGCAATTCTTGGTGTCTCGGTTTCCTTGTATAGTGATGCTCAATTGGATTCTTACATAGATTCCGCTGAGCAGACAATTTTGCCTTTACTTACGCAATACCAATCATCGGTGACTTTTGCAAATGTGAGTGATTCCGTCATTTATTTCACCACAATGCGGCCAAATTATTTTGTGCCGGGTCAATCTGTTGTTGTTACCGGGGCCGGAATTTACAACGCGACCTACACAGTCACCGATGATCGGATTGAGCCTTACACATTTACAGCGGCAACAGCCGCAGCTAATCGTGATTATCCGTTGCCATTTATTCCGGCAGCAACAGCAACATTGAGCGGTGGATCGGCGGCAGCTTTGTACGCTAATACACCACCAATCGAAAACGCAATTTTGGTTGTGGCGGTTGAGATTTTTCAGAGCATTACAGCTCCCGGCAACCAAATCATGTCAGACAATTTTCAGCCGAGCCCGTTCATTTTAGGCCGCAGCTTGAGCAACAGAGTCATCGGCCTCTTAGGCCCGTTTCTTGATGTCGAAACGATGTGTCAATGAGCATCGAATCAGCCATCCGCACACCATTAAAAACAGCACTTTCATCAATTGCTGCAAATGTGTACAACGGTATCCCAGAGACAATGACCAGCCCAAGCATATGTTTAATCCCGGATGCGCCATATCTTGAAAGTGTTTTAATCAATGGATCAACCACAAAAGTCAGAGTCAATTTAACTGTCACCGGTGTTGTGGGTTATGCCAACAATGCCGCAGCTTTGGACAATCTAGAAACATTGATGATTAACATCATCAGCGCAATGCCCGGCGGCTATGAAGTCGGCAATGTGAATCAACCTCAACCATTGGAAGTTGGCGCGGGCAAATACCTCACGGCCGATTTACAAGTCAGCACCTATTACACCAACTAAGGAGAAATCATGCCAACAACAATCATCACGGGCAGAGACATCACTTTCACCATTGCTGGTGATAATTATGATGCACAGGCCACATCAGCGACTTTGACAGTCGATTCAACGATCAACACATACCAGACACTTGATGGCAAGGCGTATTTCACTACTGATACGCAAGGCACATTTGCTGTGGAAATGCTTGCCGATTGGGGCGCAGCAAATTCACTTTGCGAGGAATTGTGGACAGCTGCAACGAGCGCACCACAGACTGGCCTTTCGGTAATCTTTGGAGCAGATTCAGGCGCATCATTTGCGTTTGATGTGCAGCCAATTTTGCCATCTGCCGGCGGTACAGCACCAGATGCACAGACTGTCTCACTTTCTTTCACTTGTGTGACAACACCAATCTTAACAATTAGCTAAGAGACAAGGAATCGGGAGCATGAAACTACCAATCACAATCGAATTCAACGATGGTGAGAGCGCAACCTATACCGCGCTCCCACCGGAGTGGATGAAATGGGAACAGAAAACCGGAAACACAATTCAGCAAGTGGCCGAGAAATTGGGCATTGCAGATTTGATGTTTTTGGCGTATCACTCAATGAAGCGCAATGCAGCTGGAAAACCTGTAAAGCCTTTTGAGATTTGGTGCGAAACTGTGGCCGACATAAGTATGGGAGAAACCGAAAACCCAAAAGCTATGAATCCGGAAGCATAAACCGGATTGTTTGGGAATTGGCTATTCATACCGGATTGTCACCATCAGACTTTCAAACCGCTGAGGATATTTTAACCGCTTTTGAGATACTAAGGATCAAAAATGGCAACTGAACCAATCACTTATGACAAGAGTGATTTGCGCGGAATCATCAAGGCTTTCAAAGCCATGGATGAACAAGCTGTTTCTGAGGCCAAAGGCGTTTCAAATGGATTGGCCACTTATTTGCAATCCAAAGTCACAGCGGCAGCTGCAAGCCGTCCAAATAAAGCGGCAATTCGCATTGCTCAAGGTTCGCGTGTCAGCAAGTCATCAAAGATTGGTGAGATCAGCTACGGCTTTGTATCTCAAAAATTCAGCGGCGGCGGCACCACACAACAGCTTTGGGGCGGTTATGAATTCGGCTCAAACAAATTCAAGCAATTTCCAATATGGTCAGGTAGCTACGGCCGAGGTTCAACCGGATATTTTATCTATCCAACCTTGCGCGCCGAACAGCCTCACATCATCTCTCAATGGGAAAATGGATTTACTAAGATTTTGAAGGAGTGGTGATGGCCGGTCAATCAAGAACACTCAAGCTTTCGATTCTTGCTGATGTAGATAAACTCAAGCAAAGCCTCAATGTAGGCTCAAAAGATGTCGATGGTTTTGCCGGCAAAATTGGTGATTTTAGCAAGAAAGCGGCATTGGCTTTTGCAGCTGTTGCTGCCGCAGCTGGTGCAATGGCAATCAAAATCGGTGTGGATGCTGTCAAGGCTGCCAGCGATTTGGGCGAAACAATCTCAAAGGTCAATGTTTTATTTGGTAAGTCTGCCAAAGACATTGAGAAATTTGCAGATGGCGCAGCTGCATCTTTAGGCCAGACAAAACAACAGGCATTGGATGCCGCAGCTACATTTGCAACATTTGGAAAATCAGCCGGCTTGAGCGGTGAAAATCTAAGCAAATTCTCAATCGACTTTGTAAAATTGTCATCAGATTTGGCATCTTTCAACAACACATCACCAGAGCAAGCAATTAATGCAATTGGATCAGCTTTACGAGGTGAGGCCGAACCTTTAAGAGCGTATGGCGTTTTGCTAGATGATGCCTCATTGCGCCAAGCCGCTTTGGAATTAGGAATCATTAGCACCACCAAAAATGCTTTGACACCACAGCAAAAGGTGTTGGCAGCTCAAGCTTTGATTTATCAACAAACATCAGCTGCACAAGGCGATTTTGAGCGCACTAGCGATGGTTTAGCCAACAAAACACGCATCTTGACAGCTCAATTGGAAAACGCAAAAACCACAATTGGTCAGGCACTTTTGCCTATTGTTTTGGAATTGGCAACTTTCTTTTCAGAAAAAGTAATCCCGATTGTGCAAAAGGTTGCAGATGCTTTTGGCAAAAAATCCGATGGCATGGATGGCACATTAACTTCATTGGCCGATGGCATCAAAAACTTTGTGCAACCAATTTTTGAAGGTTTCAAATCAGCTTTTGACAAAATCAAGAAAACTGTTGTTGAAAACAAAGATGAATTTGAAGCCTTTTTTGATGTCATCAAAGCTGCCGCACCCATCATTGGCACAGTAATTGGCAAAGCTTTTGATGTTGTGGGAAGCGTGGCAAGTGTCGTGCTCAACATTATGGCAAATGTTGTCGGAGCTTTACGAGGATTGATCAATACAGCAATAGATTTGGTCAATGTTGGAATCCGTGGTTTCAATCTAATCAAACCGGGTGCAGACATTTCACCAATTTCAAAAATTGGGTCATCAACTGGATCAAGCTCGACCGGTGGAATCTCTGTGCCATCTGCATCATTGCCAAGTGGTTTCACATCTGGCGGAAGCACAACGGGAGGCGGCACAACGGGAGGCGGCACAACCGGCGGAACGGGTGGCGTTACTGGAGGCATATCAACAGGTGGTGGCACCATTGGCGGTGCGGTGACAAAAATTGCAAAAGACACCAAAAAGGTTGTCGATGATGTTGCTGGAGCTTTTGACAATTTCACCAGCGGCACAACAACATTGGCCGGTGTTATGGCAGCTTCAAATCAGCCATTTGCCTTTGGCACATCCGGTGTAAATACAAACACGCTGGCAGGAATTATGGCAGCCTCAAGCCAACCAGCTGTTGTCATCAATGTAAATTCTCCATCAATCATTGATGAAGAAGGTTTTACTCGTGCGCTGAATAACGCTCAAAATAACAGTTTTTTTAGAGGCACCGGCGGTGCGACTAATTTAGTCGGAATTTAGCATGAGCATTTTCAATCCTGTGTGGCGCGTGACCATTGGCGGTGTGCAATATCAAACCGCTATTTTGGCAAATCTTACAATCACAAGCGGTCGCACAAACATTTATGAGCAAGCGCAGGCAGGATACACAAACCTTGAAATCATCAATTTGGATCAATCCAATGTTGTGATTGGCATCAATGATTCACTTACCATAGAGCTGCAAGATTCGACAAACACATTTGTGCCAATCTTTGGCGGCTCGGTGGTGGACATTGGCATTTCCGTGGCTGAGGTTGGATCTGTTGATTATGCACAGCGCATCAACATCATTGCTTTGGGCGCATTGTCCAGATTGCCAAAGGCCTTGACCGATGGCGTGCTGCCGCACGATTTTGATGGCGATCAGATTTTTACAATTCTGAGTCAAGTTTTATTTGCATCATGGGCGAAAGTACCTCAAGCCTTGACATGGGCAACTTATGATCCAACAACTCAATGGCAAGACGCAGAAAACACCGGATTGGGCGAAATTGATCGGCCGGGAAATTATGAGCTGGCACAGCGATCATCATCACGCACAGATGTTTATTCGCTTGTCTCAGCTTTGGCATCATCGGGATTGGGTTATATTTACGAAGATTCATTTGGTCGCATTGGCTATGCAGACAGCACACACCGCACCAATTATTTGGCAGCCAACGGATATGTTGATCTCACAGCAAATCAGGCTGTGGCATCAGGTTTAAGCATCCAGCAACGCACAGGCGATGTTCGAAATAACATCACAATCAAATACGGGCAAAACAGTCAAAGCGAAACGGATGCCAGCAATACAGAATCAATTGCGCTATATGGCCAACTCTCACAGATTTTCACAACTACATTGCGGCATTTACATGATGCGCAGGATCAGGCCGCTTTTTACCTGGCTTTAAGAGCTTATCCACGCTTTAATTTCAACAACATCACATTTGAGCTGACAAACCCAGAAATCGATGATGCTGATCGGGATGCCTTGATCGGTGTTTTCATGGGTATGCCGGTGAACATTGCCAATCTGCCGCTCAACATGAATTCTGGAGATTATTTGGGTTTTGTTGAAGGCTGGACATTTTCGGCCAGATACAATCAGGTCAGCATTTCAATGATCGTCTCACCGGTTGCATTTTCATTACAGGCAATGCGCTGGAACGATGTGCCGGTGGTTGAAAGATGGAACACAGTCAATCCAACTTTGGATTGGATAAATGCCACGATTGTGGCGTAAGGAGCAAAAATGAGTAATCCAACGAGTAATTTCAATTGGCAAATGCCAACGGCCACAGATTTGGTCACGGATTTGCCAGCTGATTTTGAGGTATTTGGTCAGGCGGTTGATACATCGTTGGCTGATCTCAAAGGCGGCACAACAGGTCAGGTGTTAAAGAAAAACACAAATGCAGATATGGATTTTGTGTGGGGTGCCGTAGCTGGTGACATTGAAGGTGTTACAGCTGGTGTGGGCATTACAGGCGGTGGCACATCGGGAACTGTCACAATCACCAATGACATGGCAACAACAATCACAACCAATGGTGATTTGCTTTATGGAACGGGTGCCGGTACCTATACGCGGAGAGGCATTGGATCAACAGGCGATGTCCTCACAGTTTCGGGCGGTGTGCCAGTATGGAGCGCTCCGGCCGCTGGAGGCAAAATTGCACAGGTAGTGTCCGGAACAATCACAACTGCAACTTCAACTTCATCAACAAGTTTTGTAGATGCAACCAATTTTAACTTAAGCATTACGCCAACGAATGCGAGCAGCAAGGTATTAGTTATGATAATGGCTTGCATGGGTGGGGCTTATAGCGGTGACAACTCGGGTCAATTTGATATTCAATTACTAAGAAATTCTACAAGCATACTTGCGCCCGGTCGAAATAATTGGTACGAAAACGGCACAAGTGACAGCAAAATTTTTAGAACAACTGTTCCACTAACCTATTTGGATTCACCAGCAACAACTTCTGCAACAACTTACAAATTGCAAATAAGAAATCAATTTGGCGGAAGTGTTAATGTCAATAACAGTTCAAACACTTCAACAATTACTTTAATGGAGGTTTTGCCATAATGGAAATTACAATAATTGATGCAATCAACAAACTACTTCCAAATGTTGAGTGGAAAATTACCGACAACGATTTGAGCACATTGGAAATTTTTACAACAGGAATTGTAAGCCCATCACAAAAACAAATTGATGACGCAATCAAAACTATTGAAAATGAACGCAATTTGTCTCAACAACAAAAAGCAATTGAAAAGGCTGCATTGCTTGAGCAATTGGGCATCACGGCTGATCAGGCAAAATTGCTGTTGTCATGACATTTCCGCAAGGCACATTGCCGCGTTTGATTCAAGTTGCGCTCGCTGAGGTGGGAACAGCTGAAACCGGCAACAATGAAACAAAGTACGGCAAGTTTATGAAGGCTGACAAACTGCCGTGGTGCGGAAGTTTCTTAAATTGGTGTGCGGCGGAAGCCGGGGTCAAGGTGCCAAATGTTGTCAGCACACGAGCTGGAGCCGAGGCATTTCAGAAAGCCAAGCAATGGCACATGACACCAAAGATTGGTGACTTTGTTTTCTTTGATTTTATTGTTGATGACAAAACCACCATCAATCACATTGGCTTAGTGATTCGGGCATCGGACAAACAGATTGTGACCATCGAAGGCAACACATCAGGCGGTGGCGATCAGCGCAATGGTGGCGAAGTCATGGTGAAATCAAGAACTTTGGGAGCACGCTCATTTGTTGTCGGTTACGGCCGACCAACTTATGAGCCGTTTACCGGTGATTTACCGGATCGACCAAAAGGAGAAAAATAATGGAACAAGCAAAAGCAATTGCGGCCTCATGGGCTCGCTCATATCTAGCAGCTGCGTTGGCCGTGTACATGGCCGGTGGAGACATTAAGGCGATGGCAATGGGTGGCGTGGCAGCTGTTGTGCCTGTCATTTTGCGTTGGCTCAATCCAGCTGACAAAGCTTTCGGATCAACGGGGAAATGATTCGGAAACTACACGCGGCAGGTTTAGCTCTGATCCTTTCGTTAAGCCTTGCCGGGTGTGGTTATCAAGGTTGGATCAGATATCCATGCCAAGAATTTGAGAATTGGGAAAAACCTGAATGTCAAAAGCCACAATGCAAGGTCACAGGTACTTGCACAGAGGATGTGATTGGTGATGGCCTCGAAAAATAAAGATCGATTGAGCCAAGAGGAAATCAAAGCGCGATTGATGTTTTTAATCGGCGCGGTTTTGTCATTTGTTTTCTTGATTGTAACTCTTGGCATCACCTACGCTTTGATATTTGTCACCCAGCCAATTGGCGCACAAGCTCCTAATGATGCAGCTTTCATTGATCTGCTCAAGACTTTGGCGATTTTCCTTACCGGGTCTTTGGGTGGCGTTTTAGCATCTAATGGCCTCAAAGACAAAACAACAAAATCAGAATACGAAAAAAGTATTGAACGGCGTTTAGGCGGTAGCGACACGCCATGATTTGAGCGTGATTCTTGAAAATGTCAGGTATTGCTGTCACTCTCTATTTCGGGAGCTGATACGCGGCTCCCAGAATCGGGAGCAACAAAATGAACGAAGCATCAATTGTGATCATGTGTTTGATCGCTGGAGCCTTATGGGCTGTAATGTCATATTCGGTGGGATTTAAGGAAGGCCAGCGACAAGGCTACACAAGAGGCCGCGCCGTGGCACGCCATGCGGTATCAGCTGATCGCAAGGTGAACAACTAATGGCCGGATTTCTAGAAAACTACGAAGGCAACAAAGAGCGCACGGATAGATGGCTGCGCACATTTCCCAATGGGAGGCTAGAAGCTCACATCGTTGAATTTAATGCCGAAAAAGGCTATGTGCTTGTACAAGCTAAAGCATGGCGCAATCAAGAGGAAACAGAGCCAGCCGGGATTGACTACGCTTTTGGCTATCGTGAAGCTTTCAATCCGAATATGAAGCGATGGTTTTGCGAGGACACTACGACCTCAGCTTTGATGCGCGTGATGGCCTTGGTTATGGGTGGCACAGAAAAAGTCACAAGAGAGCAAATGCAGCAAATCAAAGTCAATGATGCAACAAAGCCACAGGATTATGACTATTGGACAACAAAGCATGGTGATGTGCCAAGCTACAAAACAGTTGATGAAGCTGAGCAATCCGGAATTCCATCTCTCGGATCATCGATGGATGAGATTGCCAAGCAACTGGGCGGAGAACTTGTACAAGAGGCACCTCAATGCGCACACGGGCATATGATTTGGAAGCAATCACAACAAGGCGCATCAAAGTCATGGGGAGGCTATTTCTGCACAGAGCGCACAAAGGCCACGCAATGCACACCGCGTTGGTATGTCTTACGCTCAACCGGAAAATGGGAGCCACAAGTATGAGCGACTTTGTTGAAATAATTTATCCTCAAGATATGAAAGCACGATTGATGTGCAATGGCGAAATCATTGAGGAATACAAAATCGAGCAATGCGACAAATGCTCACAACTTAGGCGATTGGATCACTTTGGTTACCAAAAAGGCTATGACAAGCAAGATAACATCATTTGGTTTTGCGGTGATTGCCGATGATAGATCGCATTGAAGAAGTGCAATGCATGATTGCAGCGATTCAACATTGCCATGATCGATCAGCTGATCACAGCTCACGCATTGTCAAAAACCTGTCATGGTTTGAGTATGTGGCACAGATGGGCGAATCAATGTTGGCTGAGTTAGTAGTGGCTAAGCGATTGGGATATGAATACACACCCGGCATCACATGGGATAAATCCAAAGCTGATGTGGGAGAGCACATTGAGGTCAAATGGTCAGCCAATCCGGCCAGCAATCTATGGATTCAAGATTCAGATCGCCATGATCGAGACATTGCCGTGCTAGTTACCGGTAACGCGCCAAAAATGCACATCGTTGGTTGGATGCCGGTGGCCATAGCTAAGAAACCACGCTATCGCAACGCATCACAAAACAATTGGAGCGTGCCTCAAATCAATCTGCAACCTATTGAGACTTTACAAAGGAGCAACTATGCACATCCTGCAATTTGATTGTTCGATCTGTTCAAAGCTTTACGGCAAGCCAAAGCAACGCCATGGCCTCAAAAAAGGCGCAGAGCTGACAGAGCATGAGTGGTTCGCTCAATGCATGAGCTGTGGCACATTTGGCATCAAGCTTGTCGATGATGACAGGATTGAGGAACTATCAGATGCCAACCTATGAATTCAAATGTGATCAATGCGGCACGATGGCAATCATCAATCGATCAATCGATGCCGATGGTGATGTTGATGCTGGCAATTGCATGGCTTGTGCGATTCCAATGACACGCATTTGGAGCAATGTTGGAGCTGTATTCAAAGGTACTGGATGGGGTAAGTCATGATTAAGTTATCCACAGGCTTCATCCACAGGCTGTGCGCAACGCCCAAGAGCACGCTCAATGTTGCAATGTATTTGCGTGCTTCGGTACGCTCCATGCTCGTGGGCGAGCCGCTGAGGCGGATAGCTCGCAAGCGATGCTTGGCGCTATTGGCCGGGCTATGTGTTGTATTCACAACACCGGCAAGTGCCACACAAGATGCAACAAAAAAACCATCGATTGATTCATTGAAGCTTTATGCACACTCAAGGATTGTGAACTACAAAGAATTCCAATGCTTTAACACATTGATTACAAAGGAAAGCAATTGGCGTGTGGAGGCAATCAATCCCAATGGCAATCACTTTGGGTTAGGCCAGATGCGTAACACAAAGTATCGAAACCTTGATGGTTATCGCATGATTGACTGGACTTTGAGATATATCGATCATCGCTATTCTGGCAAGATATGCAATGGTGCTTTGGCACATTGGCGCAAGCATGGGTGGCATTGATGTCAAGAGCTTGGAAAGGTGGAAGCACAAGCCGTTGGCGTAAGATTAGAGAAGCTGTGTTGAAGCGTGATGGATGCTGCCAGATGTGTGGTCAATCCGAAGGCCAAATGCACATTGATCATGTGATTCCCAAAAGATTGGGTGGAGGCGATGAAATCTGGAATTTGAGGCAATTATGCCAAAAGTGCAATTTGAGCAAAGGCGGTCGTTTTTTTGAGGCGGACGGAACACCCCCGACTCTCCATGGGCTATTTGTACCCCAAAACGAATCGATAAGTCATGATTAGTGATGATCAGGTCATCATTGACCCCCATGCGGTTGAAACAGGCTCAGATCGGCTCACATCGGTTTTTTCGCCGGTATCAGCT